AGTACAAAAATTCCGAGGGGGTAAGCCCGGTTCTGGTGGGAATGCCCTTGCCGCAGGTTTTAAAAAGGCTTCATCCGCAGGAAGTGCTTTAACGAGAGTGTTAGTCACTCTAGGAGGTATAGCCTTATTTGCGAATGCAATTAAAGAGATTGCCAGATTCGATCAGGCTATGCAGAATGTTCGTGCCGTTACGAAAGGGGTTACGGATGTTGAATTTAAGAACTTAAATGAAGAAGCCCGAAGGTTGGGTGCAACAACTGTATTTAGTGCGACTGAAGCAGCGCAAGGTTTAGAGTTCTTAGCCCGTGCGGGTTTTGATGCCAACGAACAAATAGCTGCCCTTGAAGGTACGTTGAATCTTGCTGCTGCGGGTGGTCTTGGTTTAGCTGAAGCTGCTGACATTGCTTCAAATGTACTGTCTGGTTTTAACATAGACACTTCTGAAGCGGGAAGGGTTGCGGATGTATTAGCTGCCACTGCTGCGAATTCAAATACTTCTGTTCAACAGTTGGGTGAAGCACTTGCTTTTGTTGCCCCTGTTGCTGCTGCCTTTGGACAGTCAATCGAAGAATCTTCTGCTGCTCTTGGTGTTCTGGGTAATGCAGGTATTCAAGCATCTACTGCGGGTACTGGTTTAAGAAGGGTGCTTGCTGTTCTGGGAACACGCACCGACAAAACTTCCAAACTGCTTGATGATTTAGGATTGACATTTGATCAAGTTAATCCTGCTACTAATAGTCTTTCTGACATCATTGAACGTCTTTCAAATACTACTTTGGGTGCAGGTGATGCACTAGATGTATTTGGTCAAAGGGGCGCACCCGCAATTCTGGCTATCGTATCTCAGAATGAAGACCTGATTGAATTGAATGAAACCGTAGCTAAAGCACAAGCTGCCTTTGAAGGTGCGGGTGAAGCAGCAGGACAAGCAGCAATACGATCTAATTCTTTGACAGGTGAAATAAAAGGACTTACATCTGCATTTACAGAATTGCTATTACAAACGGGTACTAGGGATGATGGGCTGCTTGGGTCTCTACGAAGGTTGACCGTAATTGCAACGGGGGTGATTAGAACCTTTGCGGGAATCCAAGACCCCCTTGATAAAGATGCAGTTCTATTCAGGCAAATAGCTGATGCTGTTGAATCTCTGAGATTCGTTTTATTTGCTTTGATAGGACTTAAGGTACTTGGATTTTTAGCTAGTTTAGCTACTGGTTTGGGTACTGCGGTAACTGCTGCCAGAGCAGCAGCGGTTGGCCTTACTGGATTGAACCGTGCATTTGTTATTTTAAGGACAACTGTTCTTGGGGCGTTAGGCCCGTTAGGATGGATTATTGGTTTCGGTTTAGCGTTGCTTGCATTTGCTAAGACTGATGCAAAAGAAACTGTTGATGTTTTACGTGAGATTGAACAAGCAGTTTTGGATGTTGAATCAACGGTAGAAGGGTTTAGGTCTGCTGATATTAATGTACGGACTATTCAAGCCCAACAAAGTTTAGATGCACTTAAGGCAAAAGCTGAAGCTGCTCAAGAAGCAATTGATAGTGCATCTGAACAAACGGGATTTATTGCAAGTGAAACCGGGGAATTTATTAGTGGGATTGATGTAGGTGAACAAGAAGATATTTTAGAAGCAGCTAATGCTGAAATAGCTATCCAAGAAGCCAAGCTTGAAAGACTTACGGAATTAAAACTTGCTCAATTGGAAAGGGAAAAAAAGGCTGCTGAAAAAGATGCAGATGATCTTGCTGCGTTGGTAGCTAAACAAACAGCAGCAGAACTTGATGCTATTAATGCCAAGAAAAATCTTGAGGAAGCTTCCGCATTAGCAGCACTGGAATTAGCTAAGAGTACAGCAGATGAAATTCAAAAAATAGAAAAGGCTATATTGGATAAAGGACTTGAAGATAGAGATATATCAGTTCAACAATATTATGAAGGATTATTAAAATTAGCCCTTGCGAATCTTGATGCTGAAGTTGCGATTACTGAGCAAAAAATTGCTGCCCAAATTGCACTTAACAAACAAGCTGATGAAGAATTAGCTAGATCAGCAACGATTGCAGAACTAGAAGCAAATTCTGATAAAGAATTAACTGCTATTAAAGCTGCGTTTGCATCACAACAAGTCACACAAGATTTGAATCAGGAAAAGGAGTTACTTAGTTTAACTAACCACCTAACAGAATTGGGATTAAGGGAAACACAAATTAGGGCAGAAAATTCTGCTAAAGCAACTAAAGCCATAAATACGGCTGCTGATAAAGCGAAAACAGCGCAAGACAAAAAAGATAAAGCGGAATTAAAAGCACAGAAAGATTTGTTTGCTAAGAGATTGGAAGCAATTCGGTTTGCACGGGAACAAGAAATTGTTGCAGCAGAAAGAAGAGTAGAATCAGGGGAAGATACTGAATTTGAATTAGGGGCAAATATTTTTGCTGCTAATCAGAAAGCCATTCAAGACTTAACACTATTGCGGGATGCTCAAATTGCATTTAATGAAACTGCCAAAGATGAAGCAGTAGCTATAAGCATTCGTAATATTGGAGTTGAAATTGAAGAACTAGGACGGGTGGCGAATGTTAATTTTGAAAAAATAAGAGCATCAGCAGTAGATGATTTAACTGGTGCTTTCACATCTATTATCGATGGGACTAAAAGTGCTAAGGATGCTTTCTCTGATTTTGCTAGAAGTTTCATTGCCCAGATTGCCCAGATGATTCTTCGTGCTCTGGCACTCCGCGCTGTTAATGCTGCGCTTGGTGCTGCGGGTGGTGCGGGTGGAGCCTTTGGGACTTTCCTTGCGGGGTTAGGTTCTAAGGGTGGTCTGTTTCAATTGAACCAACAGGGACAACTTGGGTTTGCAGGTGGGGGTAGAGTTCAAGGAAGGGGAACTTCAACTTCAGATTCTATTCATGCAATGGTAAGTGATGGGGAGTATGTCCACAATGCTGCGGCTGTGCAGAAATACGGTTTGAATTTCATGGAAGCAATTAACAGATTGAAGTTGGATGTGAACACAAAAGGACTTCCAAATTTTGCAATCAGTAGACCCCGCAAAATGAGATTTCAAGAAGGTGGTGTTGTGGATTCCGGTTCCCAAAGCCCTGAAAAAACGGAAGGATTATCTTCACTACGAATAATCAATGTTCCCGATATGGAAGCTGCTAAAGAATTTTCATCTAGCTCTGAAAATGAAACAGTGGTTTTGAATATCATGCGTAGGAATGCAGGACAAGTTAAACAATATTTGAGGTAGGAAAAGAAATGCCAAACGTACAAGGCTTATTTGCCAATGACCATAAAGATTTGATGAACAAGGTTCGCCAATTTGTAACAGGCTATGGAACTTTTCCTACGCCGGGATATGCGGGAACTGGTGATGGAACCATAAGTGATGTTGCTTCCCCCCCACCTTCTTTATCTGAGACTTGGACTATCACTTGCAATCTAGGTGGTGGTGTTGGAGTAGGCACTTTCACTGTGGTTGGTTCTTCATCTGGTGCTCAAGCTGATGCAACGGTTGGGGAATTTTATGATGGTGCGGGTGGACTGATTGAATTTCTGATTAATGATGGGCCGATTGATTTCATCATAACTGATGTTTTCACGGTGGTTATTACTGAAGGCGCAATGATTACATCAGGGGAAGAGTGGGGGCAAGATCGATGGTCTCCTGATAAAAATGATGTGTTCACAGGAACCAACTTCAGTAATCCAGTAGAAATGATGAACGGTAGTCAGCTTTCAGTGGTTGTAAGAAGGGCTGCTACTGCTGCCGTATACCAAGTTAAATATGATGATGCAGTGGAGTTCGATTCGTATCAAGTTTTTTCGTCAACAGGTGGAGACCCATCATTTATAGAACCCCTTGATAGACCCGCAGACTGGACAGTTGAATGGTCGGATGATGGAATTAACTGGACGGTTGCTGATACGGTGGTCGGAGCGAATCCGGTTTCTGGTGTTCCGCATACTGGTGCGCTTGCTAGTCCCGGTAGGCACTTCTATTGGAGATGGGATTTTACCGCTAATAATGGTGGGGTGGATATCACTGTTGGGGAAATAGATACCCGTGTTACAGGTGATCTTGTTTACACTGCCCCTAGTGGACACGTTCTTTTAACGGGACAAGGACTTGCTGCGGCTGATACTATTTTTGTAGGTATGCGGATTAAGGAAAATGTTTCTTCCCCATATTTCAATTGGAAAATTCAGGGGGCAGTGGCATTTGATGATGCAGCAGAATTTGATAATCAGCCAAGCAACAGCGCAAACACTTATTATGTTATAGACGATGGACTTCTTGAATATTGGATTATTGCTACAGGCAGATATTTTATTGTTGTTACAAAACTGGCAACGGTTTATACATCAATGATGATGGGTCTGTTTTTGCCTTATGGTGTGCCTGCTGAGTACGGTTATCCGTTGTGTGTCATGGGGAACATAGGAGTTACGAATTTGCATTTCACTAACACTGATAATCGATTCAGGGGATTCTTTGCTGTTGGTCAAGAAGCCATGAAGGTTCGTGACCCAAGCGGGGCATGGCTGACTTTTGAAAACCACAATGGAACATCTCCCGGTACACCTACTAATCTTAGAAATGTTTGGCCTTATGGTGGTGCAAGCAATAGTAAAGTTAATGATTTTCAACCCAAAGTAACAGCAGGTATTGATGGGTCATATCCGTTGACCCCATGTATTCTTGCTGAGTATGAAACCCCCGCAGGCGAGTTAGGTAAAAATTCAAATGCGTATGGTGAACTGGATGGGGTGTTTCATATATCAGGTGAAAATAATACGCCTGAAAATACGATAACGATTGGCCCTGATGACTATATCTGCTTCCCCGATATTTTCCGATTAACATTCGATGCTTTCGTAGCTTTGAGGTTAGACACATGACATATCAAACTGGAACAGCATTAAATGTTGATGACCTACTTGCAAAGATAAGTGTTTTTGCAGTAACCGCAGGTTGGACTCAAGAAAAAGTAGTGGCAGGAAGTGGTGATGGTGCAAGTTCAGAATTGTATTTATCCAAAGGTAGTAGTTTCTTTAGTTTTGCGGGGCAGTTGACAGGTGGGAATAATGTTTATCATGGAATCAACCAAGCACTAGATCATCCGTTTCTTCATGTTTGGGGGGCAACTGGTTTCAATGGCGCGAATGATGTTGATGATCAACCGGGAACATCAGGAACAGCGGAAACAAATTGGCTGCTTCCAAATATGACTGCCTATCATTTCTTTACTGACCCTGCCTTGACTTATATTCATGTGGTAGTAGAAACGACTGCCAACGAGTTCAGGCATATTCATTTTGGGTTGCTTGATAAGATTGGTGCGTATACGGGCGGGGAATATGTTACGGCTTGTTGTCACGATCAAGCCGCGCAGTTCATCGATGAACCGATGAATTTTCAGCATGGTTGGCCTTGGGTACAGATTGGTAATACGGGGTTCCCCTTTCAATATTTGCATGTTGATATCGATGGGTTTTCTTGGAAGGTAGCACGGGCTTTTAATAGTGCTGAACAATGGTATCCACCTATGCAGGGTTCAGCGCAAGGTTATCCATTGGAAGATTTCTTGGAAGTCAAATCTGGTACTAGTAAGGCTGCACAACCGAATACATTTAACTCTACTGTGGTTTTATTTCAGTTGCCTTGTCATATATTCAGGAGTTCTACGTTACGCACTCCGGTTGGTAAGCCCTTCGATTTGAGGATGTGCAATATGGAGAATGTTTCTCCTAGTACATCGATTTTCTTTGGCGGGGATGAATGGGTTATATTTCCAGTAATTGAAAAGAAAGACCCTGCCACTAGAGACAATCTCCCTAGTTCTGGTTTTCTGGCATATGCGTATAAGAAGATTCCGTAATGCCTGATTTTATCGAACCATCACCGATCTTCAAAAACCCCTTTGAAGGTACGCAGCCTATGCTGCTTCAGGGGCAGGATATTCCCCCTACAACATTTGTTCCATTTTTCGATATGTTTATATTTGGGGATTTAGTAGATTTAAGACCAGTAGATATAAACTCTGAGGATATTACGGGTATCAGTTGCCCGATGTTTGTAAAGGATTTTTATGAACGGGTTCATGTTACTCCAAAGTTTATTGCATTAGGTAATCTGGTTGGTGCAGAGATACAAACATTTGATGTATGGAATGCCTTTTTTACTAGCAACTTAAATTCATCATTGACCCCCGTAGGTGATACAACAGGAGTTATTCTAACTGAACCTGCTGTACCCCCAACCACGTATGCTGCCTTAGAAACCAGAGAGTACATACTTAATATATCTACATCTGGCCCCCCTGAAATCGATATTGTATACACATGGGTTTTCGCCACAGAAGAAGTAACCTTTACACTAACGGGTAACAGGGTAATTATTTTTGCGTTCTCCCCAGATTGGAGTGATAACGTAGTTGAAAGGTATGAATGGTTGACCCAAATAATTGAATCGGATGATGGGACTGAAAGAAGAAATAGGTTGAGAACCAATCCAAGAAGAAGTTTGGAATACAGGGTTTTGATTGACTCAGATGATAAGCGTTGGCTTGAAACTTATCTTTGGGATTGGAAAGCAAGATTATTTTCTGTACCGATCTGGACTGATTGCGTTTTCACCACTGCACTTACACCAATTGGGGATTCAGTAATAGATGTGGCATTTACAGATAACACATCATTCAAGGTTGGTGGTGTAGCAATATTTTTTATTGATCAACGAACAGTTGAGGCTGTAGAAATATTAAGCATTCAACCTACTAGTTTGACGCTGATAAGGCCCACATTAAACGAGTGGCCTTCTGGCACTAGAATTTATCCTTCGTTGATAGGTAGAATGACTGAAGATCAAACCTTAACACAACCAACTGCTGACATAGATTTTGCTAGTGTCAAATTTCAATTTGTGGATAACGAAGCTATTACTGCTGTGGATTCACCAACTGCTTATGAGACCGAATTTATTTTAGAGAAAGTACCCAACAGAGCAGAAAATTTAGATTTATCATATCAGTCTAAATATGGTCTTGTAGATTTTGGGATAGCCCCTGCTTTTGTAGATGACCGTCAAGGATTCCCAGATGTAGTAACTTTGTTTAATTTTGCTGATGAAGGAAGAGCAGATATTTGGTTCTGGAAAGAATGGTTACACGCAAGGGCAGGTAAACATACTAAATTCTGGATAGTCTCTCAGTCTAAGGATTTTGTCCCATTGGAACAAATTGACAATACAGATAATGTAATACTTGTTCAGGATTATGAGTACAGGAATTTTTATGATCTAGCCCCCGGCAAGCGGGACATTGCAATATTTACTACAACAGGGTTGGTGTTTTATCGCAGAATAACATCAGCAACAGCAGGTGCGCCGGGAGAAGAAATACTTGGTATTGATTCCTCTTTGGGTGTAACAATTCCGTTAAATGAGATTAAGTTGATTTCATTTTTACATCCATCTAGGCTAGATGTTGATGGGGTAGAATTTGCTTGGACTCATACTGAAATGGCAGAAGTTTCATTTGCTACTAGGGTGATACCTTTAGGATGATATCGTTATGACTTTTGAAGCACAAGAAGAAGGGTTTGGTTATCCAATTGAGTTGTATGAATTTAAGTTGGGTGTTGCCACAGAATATTTTCTGACTTCGCATGATGCTGAAATAACATTTCAGTCAAACGTATATCTGCCACATCAGATGCAAAGGCAAGCTGTTGAACAGAACACGGAAATTGAAAGACAAGAACTGAAGATAGATATTCAAAGGGATGCTCTGGTACTAGAAAGCTTTGTTGCATTTCCACCAACTGAAATAATGACCCTAACAATTTATAGAAAACACTTGAATGATTTGGCTGATCAATTTGTGGTGGTCTGGAAGGGCAGGGTACTAACTATTGAATGGTCTGGTTCTAAAGCGGCAATTGCTTGTGAGCCTGTCTTCACCAGTTTGAAAAGACCCGGTTTGCGTAGGAAATATTCAAGCCAATGTCCACATATTCATTATGGTTCTGAGTGCAAAGTAAATAATTTAGCGTTTCAGGTGATTGGTACTATCTCTTCTTTTTCAACGAATATAATTACTGCCCCACAATGGGCAGTAACCGCACCAGAATTTTATGATGGTGGGTATGTTGTGTTTGATAATGTAAATTTCAGAACCGTTTTGGCTGATGACGGTGCAGGTACTTTAACTCTTGTAACTCCATTTGCTGATTTAGAAGTTGGAAGTCTTGTTGAAGCTTTCCCCGGCTGTAATCATGACTTAGCAGATTGTAAAGATAGGTATGACAACATAGTAAATTATGGTGGGTTTCCGTATAGCCCTGATCGTAATCCGTTTGGTGGAACAATTTTATATTAGGAGAAATGTGATGGATTTTTTAATATCGGTAGTGGCTCTTATTCTTGCGTTGATTGCAATTGTGCTTCATGTTAGACCCAATTTGATATGGAATTTGATGCCGGGGGCAAAAGTGGCTGTGAGTATTTACAGGCATAAGGAATCAGGTAATTTGATTTATTGTCGAACTGGTTCTCTTCAAGGTGACATGCATGAGTATGTTGGTGAAGGTAAGATTGATGCTGATAAAGCAGTTGAATGTTAGTGATACTAAGATCAAAAACAGGTAAATAGATATGTGGGTACAACTTGTATTATTAGTTCTTTCAGCGGTGATAACAGCAATGTTGACACCGAAACCACCTACGCCTAAAGCAGCATCATTAGGAGATTTCCAAGTGCCTTCAGCAGAGCAAGATAGAGCTATACCCGTGGTGTTTGGCACGGTTGAAATTACGGGGCCGAATGTAGTTTGGTACGGTGATCTTTTTGCTATAGCGATTAAAGGAGGGGGTAAAAAGTAGTGCAAGTTTATGTGAACATTACTCACTGTCGTACATTGGGTTATTGCGTTTTCGCGGTAAGGCGATTCTGTACACGATACCATCTGGATTTTAAAAAATTGTGTGATGGCACAATGCCTGTTGAAGAAATAGAAGCGACTGGTCAAGCTATTGCTTTGCATGTGGCTGCTGTAGCAAGGGAGGCTGCTAATGGGGGGAGGTAAAGGAGGGGGTACAGTTGGTTACAAATATTTCATTGGTATGCATATGATTGTTTGTTATGGCCCTGTGGATGAAGTCACTGAACTTCGTGTGGGTGATCGTTTAGCCTACGATGGTGGTGGGGCTGACCCTGCAATAACAGCTTCAGGACAAATATTTATCAACAAGCCTGAATTGTTTGGTGGAGAAGAAAGGGAAGGTGGTGTAGGTGGGATTTCTTTAGGTGGAAGAGAAGGATTTGAATCTGGTTTTAAAGGTATTATTGATTCTACTAATTCATCAGGATTCGTTAGTGTTGCTTTTGGTGAAGCTTCGCAACTACCAAATGCTTATCTTGAAGAGAAGATTGTAGGGGATATACCTGCTTACAGGAGCGTGTTAGGTTTTATTTTTGAACAGTTTTATGTCGGTAACAATCCATATATAAAAGATTGGTCATTTCGGGTAAAGAGGTTCCCCGGTCAATTGAATCCTGCCACTAAGCAAATTGGTGAAGATGCGAATCCTGCCAATATGTTATTTGAACTTCTGACTAATATTGATTGGGGTATGGGATATAACCAAGCTGACCTTGATCAACCTAGTTTTGTTGCTGCTGCTATTACTTTGGATGATGAAGGGTTTGGTTTGTCAATGATTTGGACTTCTTCAGATTCGATTGAATCATTTGTAGATAGTATCTTGGAACATATTAATGGGTCTTTGTATATTGATTTGGCTACAGGATTATTTGTAATTAAATTGATTCGTGATGATTATGTTGTTGCATCTTTGCCTCTTTTTGATGAAAGCAATGTAGTGGATATGCAGAACTTTTCACGAAGAACATGGGGAGAGACAACCAATGAAGTAACGGTTGTGTATCACGATAATGTTATCAATAAAGATGTGCCGTTTACTGTTCAGGATATGGCAAATATTCAGATTCAGGGAACAACAATTAATATTACTAGGCAATACCCCGGCATTTCAACTGCTGAAAATGCCGCCTTTGTAGCGTTGCGAGATTTGAGAACTTTGTCTAGCCCATTGGCTAAAATTAAAATCAGGGTAAATAGGGATGCATGGGATACTGCCCCCGGTGATGTCTTTAAATTATCTTGGCTTGCTTTTGGTATTGTTGAAGTAGTGTTCAGGGTGGGTGCTATAAATTATGGCAACTTGAAAGACGGTCATATAGTTATTGATGCTATTGAAGATGTCTTTGGATTGCCTAGTGCTAGTTACGCAAAGCCACAGGTTAGCGGATGGGTTGAACCTAGCAGCATACCGACTGATGCAGTATTTCAATTTATAGAAGATGCTACCTACTACGATATTGTTCAGGAAATTGGTGAAGATGATGCGGCTAATGTTTTGCCTGATCAGGGATTTATTAAGGCTACCGCAGTCAGACCAACTTCAGACCATTATAATTTTCAACTGTGGATTACACCTGATCAAAACTTAACCTTATATACTAAGGAAGGTATAGGTGATTTTGCGCCAAGTGCAACCCTTGTAGCGGCTATGGTAACAGGTGCAGTAACGACTTTTACTTATGAAGGTGATGGGGGCTTTCTGAAGTTCCTGCCATTATTTGAATTTGTTCGGATTGATGATGAGTTCATGGATGTGATTGAACATGACATAGTTGCTAAAACTATGATCGTAAATCGGGGTGTGGTTGATACTGTTCCTGCGGCTCATTCGATTGGTGCTAGATTGTTTGGTAATCAGAATCTTAGAGCAAGGTCTGGTGTCCAATATGCTACTGGTGAGAGTTTGGATATCAAATTATTGACTCAAAGTGGGCAAGGTACATTAGCTCAGTCTGATGCAACAACAAATGTGTTTGTGACAAGTAATCGTAAAGACAAACCTTACCCCCCTGCTAATGTTCAGTTGGATGGACTCCCTGCTTATACCCCTATCGGAATGACTTTGGGTGATCTAGATATTACGTGGGAACATAGAGACCGCACACAACAAACCGCAGCAAGGCACTTCCCGCAAGCATTCGGTGATATTGGCCCTGAAGTTGGAACCACGTATACGCTGAGACTGTATAATGAACTTGGTGTTTTATCTAGAACTGAAGTTTTAATTGCGGGAACATCTTTTGCGTGGGTTGATGAAACAGCGGATAGTGGTTTGACTGATAGAGTGAATAACAATTTACGACTTGAATTAGAGGCTAACAATAGTGTCTCTGGTTTAGATGGTAATCAATTCCATGATTATGCTTTTAAACGCGCCGACTATGGTTATAGTTACGGTGAATTTTACGGAGGTTTTGTGTAATGCCTGCTCAAACTGGCCCGAATGAGGGTATAAAATTTGGGTTCGATCTTGGAGAGTTCTGGAAAACTGACAACGATCTGACATTGAAATTAATTGACGGTACGATGAATCTTGGTGTCATCGATAAAGACCTTGCTGCTCAACCGGGAGGGCCGACTGAAGGTGACAGATATATTATTCCGGTTGGTGCTACTGGTGCAGCATGGGCAGGACAAGATAACAATATTGGAATCTTCATTGACCCTGATGGTGGTGGTGCAGTTTGGGAATTTCATGTTCCAAAATTGGGGTGGGATGCATTCGTACAGGATGAAGGATTTAAGTATTTCTGGGATGGTGCTGCTTGGGTTCCTCAGACCGCACAGGCTGCTCTCTCAGAACCGATCAGTGAAACGGTACTCACAGGTGCAGTCATCATGGACTTATCGCTGTCACGGAACTTCAGGACTAGCGGAGCAACTGCAAACATTACCCTGTCGTTTATTAATATTCCT